GTGGCGAAGTACCAACGTTTCTTCGCAAGGTTCTGGCAGTCCCCCAAGGTGCGAGGGTGGCCCGACCACCAGAAGCTCCTCGGCGCCTACCTGCTGACGTGCCCCCACCGCACCAGCGAGGGGCTGTTCTGGCTCCCCCACGGCTACGTCGCCCAAGACCTCGGATGGAGTATCGAAAGGGTATCGGAGGGGTATTCGGGCTTGAAACAGGCCGGATTCTGCGCCTACGACGACACCAGCGAAACGGTTTTGCTGTGCAAGGCGCTGAAGTACGACGCGCCCGCCGGCCCCAAGCAGATCCAGGGCGCCATCACCCGACTCGCCGACGTGCCCCCGACGCCGCTGTTCGCCCAGCTCAGGGACGCCGCCGCCGCCTACGCGCCGGACTTCTGCAAGGCCCTGGACACCGCGCTGGAACGGGGCATCCTGCATTATCACCGAGGGCCGACGGATACCCCCCCGAAGGGGTATCGGAACCCTACCGATTCCTCTAGCTCTACCCCTTACCCTTCCCCTTCCCCTGTAGTTGAGGGGGTACCACCCTTTACCGGGGTGGGCGACATGCCGGCCGACAACGACCAACCATCGAGACGGAAGGGAAGGAAAGGGAAGGCGCCAAGGCAGAGCCGACCACCCCGAACCCCGCGGCACCCTGGAGACGAGTTCGTCATCCAGCGCGCACGGCAGATCCGGGCCGAGTCCGGCCCGGATGCTGCCCAGGCGTACCTCCGCAAAGTCAGCGACAGCTACGGGCAGATGACCAAGCAGGAGCAGCTCCGCCGGCTGGAGGAGATCATCGCCCAGGACGCCGCCGCCGAGGAGGGCGGGTCGTGACCCGGTCTACGACCCCGCCACCGCCACGCGCCGGCAAGCCGCCGTATCCGACCGTCGTGCGACCCAACCCGGCGTTCGAGGCGTGGGTGGAACGCCGCGGGATCGAGCTGTGCGTGGACGCCGAAGAAGGGCACACCAAAGCGCGGCCGTGCTTCCCGCATCTGCACGAAGCCCGCGTGGAAGGGCTCGCCGCGTGGGGGCTTGGGCCGTGACCCACGACCTGCTGGCCGCCCACCCCGACCGCGACCCCGCCGGTCCCGGCCAATGCAGCCGCCACGAGAAGCGCGACCAGCGCCGGCGTCTGCGGGAAGGCGGTGGCTATGGCTGACCGGGTTCTGCGCTGCTGGGCACGCAGAGACGACGCACCGCTGTGGACCGGTGGCGAAGAACGCGGCGTGCTGCGGGACTGGCTCTGGGAGTGCTGCGAGACCCCCGTCGACGACCTCGGCCTGTGCGCCCACCACCGCGCCGTGCTGGTCGGCCAGCCAGGGCATGCCGCGACCCGACCCGCGGGCGGTGGATCGTGAAGCCCGAGGCGGCCTGGCAGCAGACCGTCGTCGACCTCGCCACCCTCTACCGCTGGACGGTGCTGCACCTCAACGACGCCCGCCGCGTCATCGTGGTCGGCGACGGCGAGCCGGTCGCGGTCGGTGACAAAGACATCGCCGGCCTCCCCGACCTGCTGCTCATCCGGGAACGGGTCGTCTGGGCCGAGCTCAAAGCCGCAGGTGGCCGGCTGCGGCCCACGCAAAAGCGCATCCTGGAGGCGCTCCGCCAGGCCGGCCAGGAAGTCTACGTGTGGTGGCCGCAGCACCTTGACGAAGCCCGCGAGGTCCTCGCCCCGGCGTCGACGCCGAAGCGGTGGGCCATGCGCGACGTCGGGACAAGGGGGCGGTTGTGACCGGCCGGGCCCTGGTCGTGCAGGCCGACGCGCTGCGGCTGCCGTTGCCGGATGAGTGCGTCGACCTGATCGTGACCAGCCCGCCCTACTGGTCGCTTCGCCGCTACGACGCCGCCGGCATCGGCAACGAGGCGACCCCGCTGGAGTGGCTGGAGGCGCTGTGGGCGGCGACCGCCGAGATGAAACGGGTGCTGAAGCCGTCCGGGTCGATCTTCGTCAACCTCGGCGACAAGTACAACAGCGCCGCCAGCGGCCAGAAGGGTACCACATCGGTCTACAACGGCGGCGACCCGGCGAAAAACAAGTGGGCCAACGATCCCCGCATACAGCAGCGAGGCACGACCACCGGCACCGTACGCGAGAAGTCCCTGCTTGGCCTGCCCGGTCTCTACGCCGCCGGCTGCTCCGGCATGCTCGCCGCCATCGGCGGCCCCGACCCGGGCCTGAACCTGATCTGGCGCCGCGACCAGATCACCGAGGGCACCTGGATCTGGCACAAGCTCAACGGCCTGCCCGAGAGTGTGACCGACCGGACCCGCTCGGCGCACGAGTATGTATTCCACCTGACGAAGCAGCCGAGGTACTACGCGGCGCTGGACACGTTGAGGGAGCCGCACGGCGAACCGTGGCGCTCGACTGGGCGGATGGAGAATCGCGGCAGCAAGGGCGTTGATGGTGGTGCCAACAACGGCTTCGGCCTGACTGGTGAGACACCCCGCGAGTACAACCCCCTCGGCAAGCTCCCCGGCTCCGTCTGGAGCATCCCCAGCGACCCGCTGCGGCTGCCCGCCTGGCTCGGCGTCGACCACTACGCCGCGTTCCCCCCGGAGTTGCCCCGCCGCCTGATCTTCGCGTTCTCGCCGCCCGGGATCTGTGTGGAGTGCGGGGAGGGTCGCCGGCCGGTGGTCGACAAGTCTGAGGCATACCGGGCGCACCGAGCTGCCACTGGCATGTTCGGCAACAGCCTCCGGCACGAGGGCGAAGGCCGCCGGCCGCCGGATGCCCCACCGATGGGGGCCACGATCCTCGGTTGGGCGTGTTCCTGCACCCCGTTCACCGACCACCCCGGCACCGGCGAGGTCACCGTCGGCCACCACGACGTGGGTCGCATGGATGGCTACCCGAACGTCGGGGCCGGCTGGGGCGGCAAACAGGGCCTCGGCGACCGCCCGAAGGTTGGCCCGTGGCGCGAGTTCCACCTGGATGGCTGGCGGCCACCACCAACGACGCCGGCAGTGGTCGCCGACGTTTTCGGGGGAACAGGCACGACCGCCATGGTCGCCCGCGCCCTCGGCCGGATCGGGCTGTCGTTCGACCTGTCCCACGCCTACAGCCTCGCCGCCCAGTATCGGGTGTTCGAGTCCGGGGAGTGGCAGCAGGTCATCGAACGCACCACCGGCCGCAAGGCCCGCCCGCTACCCAAGCACGACCCGGCGCAGGAGCGGCTGGCGCTATGACCAAGCAGGCGCACACCTACCGCGATCCCGATGGCCACCTGTGGCATGCGGTTCCCACCGTCACGCAATGCGAGAAGGTCGATCTGGTCCGAGGCCGTCGACCCAGAGGCGAACCGCGGATCTACACCAACTATGCCCGCTTCACCACCACCTACCGGATCGACCAGTATGAGCAGGCGAGGCTGCTGTGACCCTCGGCCCCCACGCCGACCCCGACCTGGCCGCCGCCCGCGCCGCCGCCGCCAGGGCGCTCCACGACCGGCTGGAGGGCGCCGGCTGGCCTGCCCCGGCGAAGGTCGCCCCGGTGCTCGCCGAGGTCGCGGTCGGGGCAGCATGGCAAAGCCTCAAACGAGCGACCCGACGACCCACGGAGGACCGACGACCATGACCATACCCGCGATTGACCTGAAGGTCGAAGGTGACGGCGCCTGGGAGGACCTCCGCAAGAGTGGCGTCATCTGGTGCGGCACCCGCATCGGCGTCGCCGCGCTCGAGGGCGGCATGCGCTCCGGCAGGCCGTCGATCGCGGTCCGCCTGGAGCTGCCGGACGGGAAGATCGCGGTCGCGGAGACCTCCCTCCGGGCGCTGGAGACCGCGGTGGCGGCGCTGGTCGCCCGCTACGGGTCGCAGATCCCCGAGGAGGACGAGCGCTGACATTGACCCGGTCCCGCCGATCCCACAAGCCCAGCCGCCGCGAGCTGGCCCTGCTCGCCTATCTCGAACACGCCACCGCCGATCCCGTCGCCGCCCGCCTCGCCACCCATGTCGTCGGCATGCACGCCGGCCTCATGGCATGGATCGCCGCCGCCGAGTTCGCCCGCACCATTGCCCAACCCGCCCTCGACGCCTCCGTCAGCCAATCCAGAGAACCCGACGACCGCATGCTCACCCTGGTCGAGCACCGCCTGGACGCAGACGGCGTCTACGACCCCGAGCACTTGGAGCCGACCCGGCAGTATCTCGCGCACCGGCTCGGGGAGCTCGCCGGCTGGTACGTCGACCAGACCGGCGGTGTCCTGCTCGACCGCTGGGAGGTCCTCGCCGTCCGGCTCGGCGACTACACCGGCGACCAGATCGCCGCCAACGCCCTCGCCACCAGCCTCCTCGGCCACCACCACCTCGCCATCACCGCGCTCAACCGTTCCCGCGGCGTCTGCCAAGCCGGCCGGGAACGCTGGCGCCGCATGGCCGAACGCTACGTCCGCACCCTCGACGAGCAACGCAGCCAAGGCCGAACCGGACCCGCCGGCCGGGTCGTGGTGGAGTCGGTCGGGGAGGATGAGGTCAGGAGGTTCGGGTGACCGCCGACGAACACGCCGTCATCGCCGAGGTCGGCGCACGGCTCCACGCCGAACGGAAACGCCAGCGGTACTCGCAGGAAGCCATCGGCGCCATGATCGGCATGAGCCAGCAGGCGCTCTCGCAGATGGAGCTTGGCCAGCAGATCATCTCGCTGCCGATCTACCTGTCCTGGTGTGATGCGCTCGGTGTCGAACCGTGGGAGCTGCTGGGGTGGCGTGAGTCGGTCGGCCAAGACGACGTGAGGAGGTTCGGATGAACGTACTGCTGGAGATCGCCATCGGCCTGCTTCTCGTTGGGGTCGTTCTCGGGACCGCGCCGTGGTGGCTTCCCATCATCGACCCCTGGACGACGCGCTACATGGACTGGATTGTCCGGCGACTCGACCGGCGTGGCACGGATCGTGGCACGCACCCATAACCGCAGGTCAGACCCTACGTGACAACACAATCCCCGGCATGGCAGAATCCCCACGGTCGAGTATCCCCCCATGAGCCGCCACACCTACGACTCCCGCCGCTACCGCAAGGCGCTCGCCGAGGTCAAAGCCACCGGGCCGGCATGCTGGATGTGTGGCCACTCCGGCTCCGACTCACTCGACCACCGCATCCCCGCCTCGCTCGCCCCCGAGCTGCGCGCCGACCCCGCGAACTGGTGGCCAGCCCACGGTGTCAAGGGCTGCCCAACCTGCGGGGTGAAGTGTCAGCAGTCCCGGGGCAACAACCTCGCCCCACCCAAACGATCCCCCCGATCCCGACGTTGGTAGGAGACCACCATGACCAAGGCGCGCATCGCCGTCATCGGCATCGCCCTGTTCGCCCTGTCCACCCTCGGCCTGGCCAACGCTCTCGCCGACCCGCCGGCCGGCAACAGCGGCCACTCCAACAACGGCTCCACCCAGTGCCAGGCCGGCGGCCAGGACCACTGCCCACCGTTCGGCGGCGACAAGTAGCCGACGATGCCAGGTCAGTTCTACCGCCTCCGCCAACGCATCCTGCACCGGCTAGACCTCCACCACATGCCCGGTCACTGGGTACAAGACGGGACAGGTGGAGGTGCCAAGCAGCACTGGTGCCAATGGTGCGGCGCCCGCTGGACCGATCCGGCCACCGTCATGCCGAAGCCTGAAGGCTGGAAGGAGGTCAGGAGCCACTGATGCCCGAGGCCCTCGCCTTCCTCTGCTACCTCGTCGCCTTCCTCTGCTTCCTCGCTGCCGCGTTCGCCGCCGATCGCGCGCCACGGCTGAACCTCGCCGCCCTCGGCCTCGCCGCCTGGGTGCTCGTGCCACTCGTCGACGCAACCTCAGCGCTCTGACCTGCGACAACAGCGCAGGGGTAGGGGGGAGGGTGGACGACGGGTCGCGAGGGGGGCCGCTCGACCCCGCGCCAGCAGAGCATGTTGTGTAGCGACCGAGAGGGGGGACCTCTGACCGCCCCCAAGCGTGGCCCGGTGGAGCGTGCGACCCGCCGCGATGTGAAGGCTCTCGGGGACCTGGCCGGCGTCCAGCATGCCCTGGCGGAGACGGCCTACCGACTCGCCAAGACCCTCGACGACGGCGCTGGCCTGGCGACGGCGGCGGTCGCGCGGGAGCTGCGCGCCACCCTGCTGACGCTCCGGGAGGTGGGCGATGACAGCGCTGCTGGACGAGAGCTGCTCGCTCGCCTGTCCGCCCCGGTACACGACATCGAGATCGCCCGAGCGGCCAACGCTGGGCGGCAGGGTGGGCGAGATCGCGGCGATGCTGAAGACGCCGCTGATGCCGTGGCAGCAACACGTCGCGGACGTGGCGTTGGAGGTCGACCCTGACACTAGCCGGCTGGCCTACCGCGAGATACGGCTGACCGTTCCCCGCCAATCCGGGAAGACGACCCTGATGCTGGCGGTGATGGTGCATCGGGCGCTGGGGTTCGGGCAGCGCCAGCGGATCACCTACACCGCGCAGACCCGGCTGAAGGCCCGCCAGAAGTGGGAGGACGAACACGTCGTCACCCTGGAGGCGTCGCCGCTGCGGTCGCTGTTCACGATCCGGCGGCAGATCGGGCAGGAGGCGATCCGTTGGCGCAACGGGTCGCTGCATGGCCTGGAGGCCCCCAGCGACGACGCCGCGCATGGTGACGTGCTGGACCTCGGCGCGATCGACGAGGCGTTCGCGCAGGAGGATGACCGGGTCGAGCAGGGCATGAAGCCGGCGATGATCACCCGGGTCAGCCCGCAGTTGTGGATCTTCTCCACCGCCGGGACCCACAAGAGCGTCTATCTGCGGGAGAAGGTGGAATCTGGGCGGTTGGCCGCCGAGGCTGGCATCGACTCTGGGGTGGCGTACTTCGAGTGGTCGGCGCCGGCCGATGCCGACCCGGGTGACCCGGCGACGTGGTACGGGTGCATGCCGGCGTTGGGGCGGACGGCCCGCGAGGAGGCGGTGCGGGCCGACTACCAGTCGATGAAGCTGCCGGAGTTCCGCCGCGCGTACCTGAACCAGTGGCCCGACGAGGCCCCCGACGAGTGGATCGTGGTCGGCCGGGACGCCTGGATGGCACTCCACGATCCCCGTTCGGAGATCGCCCCGGGTAGTCCGGTGGCGTTCGCCGCCGACATCACCCCCGACCGGGCGTTCGGGGCCATCGCGGCGGCGGGCCGTCGGGCTGATGGGCTGCTGCATGTGGAGACGACCGACGACCCGAAGCAGGGCACGTCGTGGATGGCGCCGCGGCTGATCGAGTTGGCCGCCAAGTACCGGCCGTGCGCGGTTGTGGTCGACGGTGCCGGCGAGGCGGGGTCGCTGATCGCGCCGTTGGAGGCCGCCGGCGTTGAGGTTGTCAAGCCGACGTTGCGGGATGCGACCCAGGCGTGCGGCCAGTTCTTCGAGATGGTCACCGAGTCGGCGGGGCTGCGGCATCGCAACGAGCCGGAGCTGAACGCGGCGTTGGCCGGGGCACGTACGCGGGAGATCAGCGACGCTTGGCTGTGGGCCCGCAAGGGGCTGAGCGTGAACATCTCGCCGCTGGTGGCGGTGACGCTGGCGGCGTGGGGCCTGGCCGTCCGCGGCCACCTGATTGACCAGCCGCCACCGATGCCGTTCGCGCTGACGGGAAGGTAGGAGATGGCGACCAGACCCCTACAGCTGCCGATGGAGCGGATCGAGGCGGAGGCCCGCCAGGTCCACCTCGGCCGCGCACTGCTCACGTTCCTGGTCGGGATCTTCTGGGTGCTGGGGTGGCTGGCGGGGAAGGTGACGCTGGTGGTCGGGTTCGCCTATGCCGCCGCGAAGGTCGGGTTCCTGGAGGCCCGAGGGGTCGAGGTGAGGCCGCGTGGCCGCGCCGCTGCTTGACCGGGTCGCCGATCTCGCCCGCCCCGCGGGACGGCAACCGGCCACGCGGCCGCAGAACCTGTCGATGCAGGAGTATGCCGACTGGTTCTCCTTCGACGGGACCATGTATCCGCTGCTGCGGACCAGCATGGGGCGGCTAGATGAGGAGCAGCTGGCGCAGACCACCACGGCCGCCTACCGGATGAACGGGCCGGTATTCGCGCTGGTCGTCGCCCGCCTCCAAGTGTTCTCCCAGGTCCGCTTTCAGTGGACCCGGTTCGAGGGTGGGCAGCCGTCGGACCTGTTCGGCACCCCCGGCCTGCGGCTGCTGGAGAAGCCGTGGCGGGCCGGCACGACCGCCGACCTGCTCGCCAGGATGGAAGTCGACGTGTCGCTGGCCGGGACCAGCTATGTCCGCAAGATCGCCCGCCGCCGCCAGCCGCCGAGGCTGCGTAGGCTGCGGCCCGAATGGGTCATCGTCGTGCTCGGCAGCGAGGAGGACGCCGACAACCCCGCTGAGGCCGCCGACGTTGAGCTGCTCGGCTTCGCGTACAAGCCGCCGTCGAGCCCGATGGTGCTGCTGGGGCCTGACGAGGTCGCGTTGTATGCGCCGCTGCCTGACCCCGACCGGGTGTTCCTCGGGATGAGCTGGGTCACGCCGGTGCTGCGGGACGTGCAGGCCGACGGCGCGATGACGGAGCACAAGCGGATGTTCATGGCGAACGCGGCCACCCCGAACCTCGTCATCAAGTTCGACCCTGCGGTCACCATCGAGCAGGTCAAGGAATTCAAGGAGCTGTTCGAGGCCGACCACGCCGGCGTGTGGAACGCCTACAAGACGCTGTATCTGGGTGGCGGCGCCGACCCGGTCACGGTGGGGAAGGACTTCCAGCAGTTGGAGTTCGGCGCGACCCAAGGTAAGGGCGAGAGCCGGCTGGCGGCGGCGGCGGGGGTGCCGCCGTCGTGGGTCGGATTCTCGGAGGGCCTCCAGGGCAGCGCGTTGAACGCGGGGAACTTCAACTCGCAGCGGCGCCGTTTCGCCGACGGCAACATGACCCATCTGTGGATCAACGTTGCCGCGAGTCTGGAGCCGCTCGTCACCCCCGACCCGCAGGCGCAGGGGGCGTCGCTGTGGTTCGACACCTCGGCGGTTCCGTTCATGCGGGAGGACGCCGCCGACATCGCCGAGATCCAGGCGCGGGAGGCGCAAGTCATCTCGGCGCTGGTCAAGGAGGGATTCGAGCCGGGGTCGGTGGTCGACGCGGTCCGTAACCGCGACTGGCGACGCCTCCAGCACTCCGGGCTGCTCTCGGTGCAGCTCCAGCCACCCGGCAGCGGCGAACCCACCACCAACGGCAACGGGAAGGTTCCGGCCGCCCTGCAAGCGAGGTGATCGCTGGTGCCGTTCGGGCCTGACTGCGAATACGCCGACATGGAGGCGTGCGAACGCGCCAACTCAGACCGCGATGACCCGGCCGCCTACTGCGCCGCGATCATGCGCCGCACGGAGGGACACTGCATGGAGAGCCGCACCGTGGAGAGGATCTCGGCGGTTGTGCAGGGATCGGCGCTCGACGACCTACGGCCGCGGCTGCGGCTGGCGCGCCCGGTGGCCCGGCTGGCGCGCCCGTGGTATCGCATCACCGCCAAGGCCGCCGACCCTGAGGCCGCGCCAGAGCCCGCCGAGGGCGACAAGGCCGAGGGCGGCGACGACGCCGAAGGCGAGGGCGAGCCGACCACCGACGGCGACACGACCGTCATCGACATCTACGACGAGATCGGCTGGTTCGGCACCGGCGCCAAGGACTTCGTCCGCGACCTCCGGCAAGTCAAGACCCGCAACATCGAGGTGCATCTGAACTCGCCTGGCGGGGACGTGTTCGATGCGCTGGCGATCTACAACGGGCTGCGGCAGCACAAGGCCAAGGTGCATGTGATCGTCGACTCCCTCGCCGCCTCCTCGGCGTCGTTCATCGCCATGGCGGGCGACAAGGTCACCGCGATGGCCAACGCGATGCTGATGATCCATGACCCGTGGGGGCTGGTCATCGGCAACGCCGCCGACATGCGGGAGCTCGCCGACCTGCTCGACAAGCACGGCGACAACATCGCCTCGATCTACGCCAGCAAGGCCGGCGGCGACGTTGCCGAGTGGCGCGAGCGGATGCTCGGCGAGACGTGGTATCTCGCCGACGAGGCGCATGCGGCCGGGCTGGTCGATGTGGTCGACGACGCCGACGGCCGCCCGGTGGAGGACACCTGGGACCTGACGGTCTTCGCCCACGGCCCCGACGGCGCCAGCCCGTTCCGGCGTCACCCCGACGCCGACTCGATCCCGCCGCGGGTGCCGGTCGCGGCCAGCGCCGCACCCCCGGAGGCGGCCAGATCGGAA